AACTGCTTTCCTCTCTGTATGGTTTTTGTCGTCAAATCAAATACACACAAAGCTTAGCACAGGATTCAGAATTGCAAGTTTGTGATTGCCATCACGTGAGAAATTTAAGAAAAAAGCAAAAAACCGGGGTTCCGCACAAAAATTGGGGTTGTAATCGTTAATGAGAAATATTATCTTTCTCAACACTGAATAGTTGAGCAAATCACTCGGGTATTCAGTACGACATTGCTCACATTGCTTCCAGTATTTCTTGCCCACGTTTCGTGGGCTTTTTTTTGCCCATTATATTGCGATTTGACGTTCTGGATTTTGCTATTACGCTTATTAACACAATTCCAGTACAGCCATAATGGTATTGATAACATGAATGTTTCCAGCAGATTCGTGATTTGTATTAACCTTGTTTGTGCCAGTTCGTTGTTGTTGATTCTTTCTGACAAATTTAACTGGTTTTAATGTGAGCAGGCCCGGCACTCCGCCGGGTTCTTCATTTTAATCATCCCCTTCGATCAAAAAACCTGCGCGACGAATCGCCTCTTTACTGTCGCTGACGCCTGCGGCGTACCCAGCTTCGATATCGCATACCGGGCTGGCGCTGGTGTAGGGGAGCTTCACTTCGGTGGCTAACTGCTGTTTCAGGCGGGCGTTCTCCTGGCGGAGCGAGAACAGCTCGCTGGCAAGCTCTGCCAGAGTTGCTGGCGTTAGCGTGGATATTTCGCCTGCACTAAGGCGATGAAGCCATGTGTCGTCAATCATGGTCCCTCCTCCTGGATGCCCATAAAAAACGGGAGCTCCCAGGCTCCCGTATCTATAACCCGGAAACCGGATTACATTTATTAAATTAAATTCAGTTATTCGGTGGAGGTAGTTCAGAAGTGGTTCGAAGAATAGTGTTCCCTGCCTGGTGGCGTTCCGGTTCACACCAGGCATTCATTAACTGCCTCAACACGTAGATAAGCCCCGACACAATCAGAAGCGCGGATAAGGCTGCTAACAACGCAATTGTCATAAGAAACTCCATGTTCTCAGGTTTGTTTCCTGAAAATCTTAGAAGGTATTTTTCATTTGTCATCTTTTATTGATTTAAGAACGACTCAACCGCGCTGGATAACCGTTCCGGCTGATCAAGCATGACAAAATGAAAACTGTCATCGATACGCTGGAAATGGATATCTGATGCAGAGGCATAGACTTGACGGTACATCGTATTCACGCTGGCTGCAGGTATCCCGAATACAGGGTCAAACGCATAAACGATCTCATTCGGCGCTCGAATGCGGCCAAGCTCGGGACGCAAATCAGTAATCATTAATTCATACACTGCATCCGCAACGGTTTTGCGATCAGAGTTGATCCCCGCAACCACCAGAGCAGGTCTCACCGCCTCGGTCTTAGCTAGACAGGCGATGGAGGCATTCTGAAATTCTACGATTTGCTCCGGCGACTGGGACAGTAGCCAATCCCGCATGGCGGTTGCATGCGGGGCCGCAGTTTCGCTGGTCGCCGCATGGTTAATCGTCAACGTATAGAACGGCAAAGCATCGACGATCATCAAGCGACCGACTAGGTCGGGATGACGAGCCCCTAGCATCAATGCGATCTCCCCCCAAGAGAGTGGTCAATGATTACAGGGGTTTTGATGTGCTGGGTGTGGATGTATTCCGCGACGGCATCAACTGCCGGAGCGATGACCTCCCCCTCCGGGTTGGAAATGGCAAGTGTACTCGCAAATCCCGCAAGCTCTATAAGATGAATGCGGTGGCTCATACGTAAACCTGAAGCTAAGTCGGCCCAAACGTCGCGAGACGACGCCAGTTCCGGAATCAGTATGACATCCGTTCCTGAGCCTTCAGTCTGTACAGAGATGCGCTGCGAGTTCGGTTGTTCTGAACCTTCAGAAAGAGACTGAGCTGCGGATGCCGGGACTAAGACTGACATCAATAAAAGAGATCCTCCGATCATTGCACGAATATTTTCGGTAGGCATTAGATGACCCTGTTTAAGTTATTTACGTACCCATCATTCCTGGAGCTATCTTAATTTTGATAACCGTTCGAAGGTTTACAATAAAAAACGGGAGCCCATCGGCTCCCGTTTTCATATAACCCGGAATTCGGATTATATGTTCGCGATGATCGCGTCACCAAACTCTGAACATTTCAGCAGCTTAGCGCCTTCCATCAGACATTCGAAATCGTAAGTTACGGTTTTGGCGTTGATCGCGCCTTCCATACCTTTAACGATCAGGTCTGCGGCTTCGAACCATTCCATATGACGCAATAGTAGATTTATATATTATCACTAACCGTTTGAAAAGAAATAATAAAGACAGTTTTTCTATTAAAATTTAGCTGCCTATACGTTTATTATAACCCACTGATTCTATATAAGTGTTTTTTGGTTTTGATAACCACTATTCAGCCACAAGGACTACTATCGTGGCGACCTATACACGCTCATTGATGGATAAACTTTATTACGAAAAAGGCTTAAAACCTTGGATTGGCCATTCTTGCGAAGTCAGAATTGACGGCACACTAATCTCAGTGACTTACATTACGGATGACGGGAAATTTGCCTACTCCGGCTCTGAACAGGCACCGGGTATCCATACGCTTAAAGGAAACGATGATTGCGATGCAACATTATATGGCACTGAAAAATCCAAAATTATGTACGGTGGCTGGAAAAGCGGTGCGTCTATAGGCCTTTGGAAAATTATTCTTGGTATATCGGACTGATGGTTGTTATAAAATACTGCAGATATGAATGCTGTTATGGGGTGTAAGGAGTCGTAGATTCAGACTGCATGCAATAATGACAAAGGGATCGTATACGCCCTATAGTCGCCCTGTGCTGGTGGCTGATATATGGCGGCTCAGATATGGTGATGTTAACTGATAAATTCGTCTCACTCCCATCGGCCACTGGCTAAAGAAGTAAGCAGTGTATATTTTTAATATGAGCCTTAAAAAAGGCCAGCTTACAAGCTGGCCTTTACATGTGAAAAAACAGGCTGTTTTAACTGTTAAAAGACAGGAAGTCCGCGAATTTCAAATGATTAATTGTCATCATTCTCCCAATCCTCTTCCTGTTCATTATCCCCGTCAGCATCCGCATCCTCCTCATCATCGTCGTTATCCTCATAGATAACACCGGACCCACGGCACTTGAAACACTCCTGAACAGCCGTTCCTTCTCCATAACATGTATGGCACTGTCCAAACGCATTGTCTTCAGTGGGATCATAGCCGGTACCATTACAGTCACAGCAGTCATATTCTGCTTCACCTTCTCCACGACAAACTAGGCAAATGATTTCGCTCATAATCATTTCACCTCATCCGTTTCAACAGAGTAACCGGGTGCGTCTGCATATACCTGATCTACATAATGATAAGGTTTGTCTTCTTCGCAATCATGATATTTTTGAAGCCACAGATCAGAGTGATAATAATCTATTTCCGTACCAAATCCCTTGGAGTAATACTGTGATACCATTTTCATTGCGCGTTTACACCCAAGCTCTGCTCCCTTCAGCATCAGTGAGAACGCGACTTCGTAATCAGCATTGACTCCACGTCCCAGTTTATAGGATTCAGAGAGGTTGCAAAATGCCCGGTTTAATCGCAAATCACATGCCCTTTTAAAATAATAATTGGCTTCCTGATAGTTGATCATTTCCGCATCATTATCGAGATACAGGACTCCGAGCATATTGATGGCATCGGCATGGTCATGTTCAGCAGCTTTACGCAGCCAGTAGAGGCTCAGCGGAAAGTTTCTTTCAGCCGCTATCTGCTGGCCATGATAGGCACCCAGTATCCACATTGAATCGACACGCCCTTTATCGGCAGATTTTTCCAGATACTGACAACCTGTTTCTACATCGACATCAGTCCCTGTGCCCGTCAGCAGACACCAGCCTGTATAATGGTTTCCTTCTTCGTCACCTGACATGGCAGACGCTTTGAAGTAGCTGAACGCACTTGCCCAGTCACCTTTCTCAAATGCCAAGTATTCCCCCAGCACCTGAAGCGAACAACCATCTAGGCACTCCGCTCCCTGTTTAGCATAAAACAGTGCTTTATCAATATCTTTTGCAACGCCAAACCCGTGGAAATACTGTTTAGCAACGCAGCCCATAGACATGTGGTTACCCGCCTTCGCTGCGCGGAGATGGTAATCAAAACTTAAAGCAATATCAGTGTCGAAAAGATTCCGGAAGCTGTACAACGTCGCAAGCGCATGAAGCGCCTGATTATGGTTTGCAGCGGCTGCCGCGTCGTAGTGTTTCTTGCCCATAGCAAGGTCAACTTCGGCGCCTTCCCCTTCTACATACAATCTTCCCAGCTCTGCATGGCAGTCTGCATTCCCTTTCAAAGCTGCTGCATGCAGAACTTTAAATGCTTCGTCATACTCTTTCTTATCCAGAAGGTATAACGCATACGGATGCGCAGCCTCCGGATCGCCTTCGGACGCTTTCTGTTTGATGTGCTGAAAGCCTTCATTGCGGCCTTTTTGCTTGCTGACAAAATCCTCTCCCAGCACGGCAACAAACCATTGGCGATCAAATTTATTCTTCGGATCGATGTCCCATTTACCTTTACCATCAGGAAGTATGATCGGTTCGACTAGCCCCAGCACATCCGTAAACTGAACTACGGATTTTTTACGGCGTAATTGATCTAGCCAGAGGGCCTTGCGCTCGCTGCTGGTGAATTTAATTTTCTTAGGCCAGATAAGCTGGATTGGGCTGCGCTCAGTGACAAAACCTCTGCTTTCGAGTTCTGAAAGAAATGATACGATTCCCTCAACGTTGATAGGTATCAGTTCCTCGGTCAGCATCGATTTGAAATTCGTGAAGCCCATATGTTTAGCAAACAGATCGCCACAAACATGATGGCGCAAAAATGGCTTATGCTCGGGCTGAATTTTAGAAGTGTCGTGGTAGAAAGAATTGAAGAAGTCGTTGAGATCGCGTTCTACAGAAAATGGCATATAAACTCCAATAAAATTAGCAGTGAATCAATCACTGATTAAGAAACATTTTATTGGGGTGTTTGTTGCCATAGGCATTTAGCCTGAGGCGCAGTCCGGATGAAGTCTATGGAGCAAGGCGAAATCATCATCTGCAGTGACTAATCTATTAGACTTTGATGTCCGTGTAAACAGGATGAAGTAAAAATAGCAAACCCCCCAGCAATGCATTGCCACCTGAATATAGATATCGGCTATTAATAAAAAACCTTTAAGTGGTATAGCCCAACTTTCGGAAAAATCACGGCGTTTTTCTGACCTTCTCTCTGTGGATTAATACATAGAGATGTAAGTAATACCTCTGTCAATCGCGAGAATTGTGAGCTTCCGCTACTCGCTCACAGCGGATATTAATCCCATAAGGAAGACCATCAGAGCCCCTTTATGCACTCCGATTTTTACACCAGAGAATCATCTTCATTACCAGCTGCGCTGCTTATGAAGAACGTTACCCTGCCCATGACCTCGATCAGCGGCGCTGCGTCGCCCTCAAGCACTTCATCATCTGTGATTAGAGCCTTGCCTCTGAGCTATGCGAGCTGAGTTCGGCTGCCGGATAGGATTAGCAGCACCTGCGCCTGCGCCTGCGCCAACATGGTGACTGGCTCGATCACCGCAAACCCGGAGGATGTCTCAATTATACGGCTTTCGTTCGTGGTGCAGATGTTTGCTGGCGAAAGCCGCTGTTCGACATAATCGGTTGCCGGAGATACGAAGCCCATCAGAACACCTGTCCCATATTCCTAAGGATCCATTGCCGGTTTTCGCTGTCATCCGTTATCTTATCCACGAAGCCCGTTTGATAAATTTCTATCCATTCGTTGGCATCTGCCAGGGTGAAATGCCAGTGAACCTCCGCCGGTTCACGGACGTAGTCAGAGGACTTCAGGCACCTTTGGGATTAAGCTGAATAGCAGCGTGGAAAGCCGAGTTAATGTCTGAATGGCGGGGCATGGTGACCGTGGAAAGGACTGGACGACAATCGCGATATAGGATTTTTAGGTGGGTTTTGATAAACTTTTGATAAACGTTCGAAAGCTAATAATAAAAAAACGGGAGCCCATCGGCTCCCGTTTTCATACAACCCGAAATCCGGATTACATGTTTTCGATGATCGCGTCACCAAACTCTGAACATTTCAGCAGTTTAGCGCCTTCCATCAGACGTTCGAAATCGTAGGTTACGGTTTTGGCGTTAATGGCGCCTTCCATACCTTTAACGATCAGGTCTGCGGCTTCGAACCACTCCATGTGACGCAGCAGTATTTTCATGAACTCATTGTAAGTCATTAATTATTATCATAATGATAACGCAAAATCATTTTTTAGGGCTGTTTTGACCTGCTTTATAACCCCTTGTTTTTGCGATAATGCCTTAGAGTTTTGATAACCGCTTTTACACCGGCCTGTCATCCTCGTCCGTGCTGTTGATGAAAAACGTCACCCGCCCCATCACTTTCACCTCTTCCGCTGCAGATCCCTCTATCGCTTCACCATCATCACAAATCAGCGCCCTACCCATGACCCTGGCAAACTGCGTTCGGCCGCCAGACAAAATCAGCAGAACCTGATTCTGTACCAACCGGGAAACCGGTTCGATAACCGCAAACCCTGACGAGGTTTCCACGATGCGGCTTTCGTTCGTGGTGAACATGGTGACAGGTGAAAGCGTGCGCTCGACATAGTCATTAGCCGGGGATGCAAATGCCATCAGAGTACCCTCCCCATAGTGCGCAGGATCCAGTATCGGTTCTCGCTATCGTCCGGAGTCTTGTCTACGAACCCAGTTTGGTAGAATTCTATCCACTCGTTGGCATCGACCAGGGTGAAATGATGGTGAACCTTTGCCAGTTCACGAACGAAGTCAGAAGACCTCAGGCATCGGTAACCTTTGGGGTTAAGCTGAATAGCAGCGTGGAAAGCCGAGTTAATGTCTGATTGGCGGGGCATGGTGACCTCTCATTTATTATTACTGTGTATTCATACAGTAGTTTTAAAGAGAATGCAGATCAAGAAAGCCCTGCCTATTGATAATTACTGCTGAACATCCGGTTGTTCGTCAGAATTGGCTGCAGCCTCCGCTTCTTCCAGCCTTCTGGCCTCGTCACGCTCTGCCTGAATGCGCGCCGCCTCTTCCAGCTTTTTGTTGTAGATGCTGTCAGCAGGCATCTCAACACGGACAGAGACGAACTGATCGGCAGGGATATCAATAGGGTCTCCTTCGGCAAAACCTTCGCGCTCGTTGCGGGCGAAGGTCGGGGCCCCCGGGTGAGTGCGATGGTAGGTTTTCACCAGTACAGAACCGTCAGCATTCACTTCATAGTCGAGCCATACCAGCGGCTGCCTGTTGCGGTCTTTCGGGATGTCAAAGCCGCCATCTATACCACCCCACTCAGCATCGGCGTTCAGGCCCATGCAGCCGCTCACCAGATACTCACCAATACCCAAGCGCGTTACGACACACCCCTCTGATTCGTCATTGGTCTGCGCGGTGCCATCATGGAAGATCTGCACTATAGGCGATGCGCCTTTCAGCGTGCCGTCTGCCGCTTTGGTCGTGTTCGTGGTGGTGTAAACTTCGCACAGTTTCCCGTTCGTGCCAGCATCAGAAGAAAGTATACGCAAGTACATTCTCGGCGCGGTTGCAACAATGGTGGGAATGACAACCTGATAAACTGTGTTTGCATCAAAGGGGACGAGCAATACCGATGCGTTATCATCAATGCCGCCAAGCTTCATTTTAGATAGGTAAGTACCGAATCCCAGGCGCTGCTCCTGGTTTATGGCCTGGAGAACTGTAGTCCCAAGACCAAAAGCGCCGACCTCCATCACGTTACCAGAGGTCGTCCCGACATCGCGCTGCGCAGCTGATTTCAGTCCGGCGATGTCCGCAGCGGCCAGGCTGATGGTATCTGTTCTGTTTGCCATGTTGTTCTCCTTATGCCCACGCCCGGTACGGACTGTCAGGGAATACTGTGAAGGCGTCTAACGATGCCAGGATCAGCGAGTCGTCGGTGACGCGCAAATATAAATCTCTCATCAGCGGAGTCCATTAATTTGGTTGGGAGTTAACAGGCGGTGCCAGATCCGGAAATTTCGAATATGGAAAACGACATTCGGGTTACTCTGTATATCAATGCTGGTCGGCTTTGATGTTGGCGTGGTCGGTGACTGTGTCCGGCTATTCTTTTTCCCATCAAAATACATGGTATTTGTGTTGTCGGTTTCGATGGACTGCACATAAACCTTTTTGCCGAACGGATATGTAATGGCTACTGATGGGCCACTCCCGCCAATATATGAGTTAATAGAGGATGATACCGCCCTGAATATAATATCGTTATTGGAACCCGCCACCCTGATGAGGTCAGCGTAACCAACATTCGGCGTAATATATCTATTCACAGCAATCTCAAATGCCAGCGTCCTGCTAAATGCGTCACCGATTGACTGATAGCCAACATTGCCAGAAGGTTGCAATGAGGCTTTTTCACCAGCCCTTGTCACAGCCACCGAACCGGTAGGGATATAGCTTGTTGGTACTGCGTTCTTTTCACACTGAACGGTTTGCACGAAAACCTCTGCACCCACGGGGATCGTGCCGCTTTTCGGCATGAAATAGATACGGCCAACATATGAGCCATCAACCGGGGCTCTACAAGTAACAGTGCCATAACAATACCCATCAGGGCCTAGGGTATTTGTCGCGTCTATAATGCTTGTGCTTGTGGTGTTCCCCGCCGTTCCATCAAAATACAAACCGACCTGCCCCTGATTCGTTCCGCTGGGGGCGTCAAAGCGGAACAACATAAACCCATCGCTGTATGAGCTTTTAAACCTGCATGATAGGGTAATGAAATCACCAGCCGAGCAAGTGATGACCGAACTAATCACAACCATAGCGTTACTTATGCCCGTAACGTTGATTACCCCATCAAATGTTTTTGCCTGCGTTGCCCCGTCTGTAATGGTGTTTTTAGTACCAAAGCCCGCAGCCGTACCGCTCCATTTGGATGGGTCGTCACTGTTCAGAATATAGTTAGTGCTCTGTCCCTCCATTAATAAGCCATCACGTTGAAAGCGCGGCTCGTTAATATCCGCGATCTGCAATACGCCAGATTTGTCGATATACGTAGCAGTTGTCGACCGGGTAAATCCTGCTGATTTTGTTGCCAGCTCCAGCACCCGCCCGGAAATCGTCAGCTTGTCATAAGGCGCAAACCCTGCCAGCAGCCGCATATCATCATTAAACGGCACCCATACATCCGGGAACGGCGGGGCCTCATAGGGTACAGACGTCAGAAGCTGCGCGGCGGCCAGTGATGCTGCGGCGTTATTTTCGCTGGTCTTGGCGTTGGTTTCTGAGGTCTTTGCATTCGTCTCAGAAGTTTTCGCGTTGGTTTCTGAGGTCTTGGCATTGGTCTTTGACGTGTCAGCCGCAGAGGCGCTACTGGCCGCTGCATTTTTTGACGTGTTCGCGTTCGTCTCTGACGTTTTTGCGTTCTTCTCTGACGTTGCAGCTGCCGCGGCGCTGGTTCCTGCTGCCGTCGCTGCGGCGATCAGCTTCGGCCAGCTAGGGCCGGTAACTGTACTGCCGTCCGGGCGTGATAGCGTTACATCTCCGGGGCCAGACAGCAGCTTGTCCTGGTTGGCGATATCCATTTGCGCAAGGCGAAAACCTTCCGTGATGGCTTTCTCGAGGTCGTCATCAATCGTGGCCATTCGTGATGTCCTTAAAATGAAAAACCCGGCCGGAGCCGGGTTTGATGGTCTTAGTTTATGGGGATCAGGAGAAGGAGCCGGTACCGCGGGTTACGTTCATGGTTGGTGCATAAATCCCTACGCTTGCATTACTTGATGTGACCTTGATACTGGCGGTGATAACCTGACCGCCCAGTCCGGTTACAGCATGTCGCGCAGTGAACCATATCCCACCGGCAGGAACCGGATAGCTGAATGTGCGTGTGTTACCGGCGATAGTCACCTCGACAGTGGCAGAAACAGCGCCGTTAATTCCCGTAACGTTTATTGATGACTCCACAACAACGTTTTTAGCCAGTCCACTATTACTGGAGTCGGTATACGTCATATTGACGTTGGCAGAAACAGCCTGAGTTGACCTGTTGCTGGCATCGGCATACACCCCGGTGTTAGCCACGTCTCCAATGAAAGACGTCGCCTCAACCGTGCCCCTGAAGCTCCCGCTGGTAGCCTCAATGCTTCCTTTAAAACTCCCGTTAGTGGCATAGACGGTTCCGCGCACGGTCACATTGTTGAACACCGCATAACCGGATTTATTGATATGCCAGCCGACATTTCCAGTCCCGTCCCACGTACTGGACTGGATGTAATTGCCTATCTTGGCGTTATCCATAGAACCATCCTGGATGAACACCGATCGCAAAAACATCTGCCCGCCGGTCGCCGCAAACACCAGCTCCTGCCCGTTGTTGGTCGGGTTATAAACCGCGAACGTGTCTGCGCTAATGAGAAAGTTAGAGGAGCCGGTGGCATCAATGCCCAGCTGGATCCCCGCGATGCGTTTAATGCCGTTCGCCTCCACCTGGACTTTAACGCCCCACTGCGCGCTCAGCTTGCCGTTGATATCAGCAACAGCTTTACTGGTCGTCTGGACTGCGGAATTGGTATCGCCAATTGCAGCCGTCACCTGCTCAATGCTGGTCGCGGTGGCGCTTTCCAGATCCGTAACTGCTTTATCAATGCGCGTAATAGCGGCGGCGTTGGTCTTGCCGTCATTTTCAACGGTGGCTTTAAGCGTTGTGACCTGCTCCGCCAGGGCACTGGTGGCATCCGCTGCGGTCTTCCGGGCTTCGGTGATCTCGGCCATCGTTTTTGTTTCGCCAACGGCGAACGTAACGCGTTGTTCCGAGAACGCCATGAAGTTGGCCAGAGCATTGGTGACATTACCGATAATACCGGCGTCCCGGCTGGCCGTGTTTCCGTCCACATCGACTTTCAGCGAATCAATGCGGCGACCGAGCGCGCTGTCACCATCCGTACGGGCCGTGGTTTCCGTGCTGATATCCGCCGTGTTCTGGTCAGTCGTGGCCTTAACCGCAGCCAGGGCGGTGGTCTGCGCCTTGTTGTTGTCAGCAACGGCTTTAGTGACCGTCGTGATATCGGCGGTGTTTTTGCCGACAGTCACCTGCAGGCCCGAAAGCGTGGTGGCCTGGGCATCCTGCTCAGTTGTCAGCGTTGCCAGCTCCTGGGTTACAGCGGCATGGTTGTCGTTTACGGTCGATTCCAGCTTCTTCCGCTCCGTCACCTCAGCTTCCTGCGCCGTAATGCGCGCCTGGCGTTCGGTGTACAGCAGGCCCGATGCCAGTTTTGACGGGTCATCACCGGTATAGCCGCCCCGGATCTGCGTCGCCAGCGTCTCGCGCGCCGTGGCTTCCGCCTGATCGCCAGTGACACGGGCTGTCGTTTCCTGCTGCAGCGCCGCCATCCCGGCCCCAGGCGTTGGCCGTCCGACCGCCACCCAGTCAATCAGGTAATAGTTCGTCGCGTCCTGTTTGGTGGACAGGTCCAGTCTGAACTGATTCATTGTGGCTTCGGTCAGCCAGGGGATGTTGTCGAACTCCACCGTAGCAATACCGTTGGCGTCATAGGCAGGCTCGGCGACGGTGATCATGTTGGTGTCGTTGAAACCACCAGTGCCACGCCACCGCAGCTGCCCCGTCCAGCCCGGCGCACCGAATTTCCTGATGCGGAGTTTAACGAAGCGATAGGACGAGGAGTTGATAGCCAGTGATCCCGGTGATGCCACCCACGGATCGGTGGCGTGGTTCGCCGGGCGTATCCACCCGTCAACGATTGTGGGAGTCCCGTTCCCGGTCCAGCCCTCTACCGTCGAATCGAAGTACCAGATTTTGGCCGGGTCGAACTGGGAGCCGGTGCCCGCCGAAATCTGCGCGATCTGCTGCGCCAGCGAGTCAGAGGTGGTCTGAATTGTCTGGTTGACGTTGCTGATATCCGCGACGCGCTCGTTCTTCTCGGTCAGCAGCGCCTGGCCCTGAGCCGCGGCCTGATCGGTGATGGCTTTCTTACGGTCCGTTACCTCCTGTGCGAGGCCAGCTTTAGTCGCCGCCGACTCTGTCGTAACTGCGGTGATGTCGTCGCGCGCCGACTGGATATCTTCACCCAGATCGGCAATGTCCGACACGAGGTTTTTATAGCCCTCGGTCTGTTCAAGCGTGTCGCCGATCATGTCGAGATAATCACCGGCGTTAGAGCTGGACTGGCCTGCCGCCCACTCTGTCCAGTCTCCGGTGTTGCCGATACGATCCACCAGGCGCGCGCGGTACCACTGGCTGACGCCCGCCCGCATCGGGCCATGCTGGTAATGCGTGGCCGGATACGGCACCAGCGCCAGTAATTGTGGGTTAGCCTTGTCTTCGGTGGTGGCGCGCTGAATTTCGGTGTATGCCGTATCACCAGAGCCATCCGGGAAAGCCCAGGTGATGTCGATAGCCCAGACAACATCATCCGTGGCGGCCAGTGCCTGCGGCGTTCCAGGCCTGCCGTTTTTGCCCGTAAGATAGGTGGTGTCAGCATAACCCCACGGCGAGCTTGAATCCTGAGCATTCAGCGCACGCACCCGCACGTCATAACTCCCGGTGTAAATCCCCTGCACCGTAAATCCCTGGGCGCTGCTCACCGGAACGTTTATCCAGTCGCCATTATCCTTGCGCCATTGCGCCTGGTACCGGATAGCACCATCCCCCCGATCCCAGGAAGCATTCATGGTGGCAACGGTGAGTCCCTGCTCGATATGGTCGGTTTCGGTAAGGGTGATGTTTTTCGGTGCCGGCAGAACACTTACCGGCGTGACGGTGACCGGTGCCGGCGTAATGCGTACACCGTCATCGATATAGCGGTATTTATTCGGGTCATGCTGAACTGCGGTGATCGTGAAACCACCGTTGCTGTCGTCGTTCGCCCGGATGGATGTCACACGAAAATACTGGATAGCCAGGTTGTCGCTGTCGATGGCCCACACTGCACCGGACTCAGGCAGCAGCCTGAAGGGGGTGGTGACCGTCATCGTCTGTTTGTCCGCGCTGATGGATGCGATTGTCCGCGTCTGCGCCTTGCCGTCCGGCAGGTTGACCACCAGGCGGTCGCCAGCGGCGTAGTCAGCAGGGCGATCAAGCGTGACATTACGCCCGCTCACCGCCCGGATACGCCCGCCGTTTTGCCTGCCGGCACGGAACGGATCCGCGATACCGATAATTTCAGCCGGCAGCGGAATATAACCATCCAGCCCCACACCAAAGGATACCGTTCCGTCGCGCGCGTTTGACAGCAGCGCCCAGCGGCCCCGGCGATGCGCCTCACTCTGGGAGGTGCAGCCGATCGCCGTCATCGACATCTGGTTGACCTTATACCGTTTTACCAGATCAGAGTCGTAAACACTCTCTGTGGTGTCGCTGTAATGGTTCTGGGGATCAGACCAGGACACCAGGGCAGACGAGTAGCGGTTTTTGTAGCTGCCGCCGCCGTAGGTAAACAACCCGTCAATCACGTTTGATGCGTGGTAGGTAAAATCCACTTCATCCTGCGGCACATCCGCGCGCACGTAAATCTGGTCGTTGCCCCAGAAGGTGATGCCCCGGAATATCGCCGCCAGATCGCTGAGAACGGTGTAGGCGTCCTGCTGGCTCTGGATGTAGACGTTGCAGGTGAAGCGCGGCTCGGTACCACCCGCCCCGTTCGACACCTTCTGATCGCAGTACTGCGCAATCGCGTACAGCTCCCACTTATCGATCATGCCAGCATCGATGCGGGTGCCCATACCGTAAATCTCATCCAGCACAAGATCGTAAAATACCCAGGCCGGGTTGTTGGTATAGGCCATTTTGAAGCCACCGGACCAGGTGCCGCTGTAGGTGCGCGTAACCGGGTCGTAGGAGTCTGGGACACGTACCAGTTTGCCCTTCGGCCTGCAGGTCACCTTTGGCGCCCCACTGGTAAACTGGCTGGCATCGACCTCGATATACAGCAGCGCTGTATTGGGATAGCGTAACTTGCTGTCGATCACCTCAGCGAACGAGAACACCTTGAAGGCGTTTATCAGTTTTGAGTTACCCACGGAATCAGGCGTGATGCGACGCACCCTCACAGCCCAGCCAGTAGTGGCAGCTGGCAGGTCAATGCGAATGTCGCGCTGGTATTCCGTGGTTGTCTTTCCGTCGAATTTGCCGTTAACCACCGTCTGCCAGGCAGCACCATCGGTCGAGAGATCGACGGCGTACTCCGTGACCGTCCCGACCATGTCGCCGTTGTCTTTATAGGTGTACTGTACGGGCAGGCTCAGCTTAATACGCACGGCATCCAGCATCAGGTTAGAGAACTGGCGTGTCCATGGCGCGGTGGTGCTAACTGTCACGTTTGCCGACATTTCGTTGTCGACCTCAGGCAATCCCTGAATGTAGTCCTGATCCTGAGTGCCCAGGCGAAAATCCCACTTCACGCCGGTGAAGTTGTAGCTGCCGTCGGCGTTCGCCAGCGGGGTGTCGTTTAGGAAGATGTTCTGTGCCGTCAACTCACCCTGGATTTCACCTTCAGCAATCGCCAGCAACATTTTTAATTTCGCTGTCGACAGCAGGTCATCCGGATCCTCAACAGGAGTGTGCTGTTTAGCGCCACCGCCTTTACGTCCCTGAATAAGGGTTTCATCTTCGAGAAGTCGCATATTTCACCCATAAAAAAAGCCACCCGCAGGTGACCTGTAGCTGACAATAAATTTCACTGCTGGTCGCTGGAGAAGATCCCCGCGCTGATAACTGCCCCGCCGATCTCGCGCTCACCAAAAAACACAGGTACCGGATAACCCACAGCCACGGTATTCACCGGCGCGCCAAAGGCGTAGTTGGGCTTATTGTCCGTACTGGATGAGGCTCCGACGTTATATTTCGGCTGGGGTGTCAGCAGCTGCACCACGCCGCCAAGCGACATAGACAGACCGATCCCGGCAAGGGCCGTAGACGAGGCTGTAACTGCTGCAGCGCTGACGCCGTTTGCAGCTGCCCACGCAGAAAAAGAAGCGCCTGCGGTAAAATACGCGGCCACGAGCGCCACTGCCCCGATAACGATCTGCAGTACGCCGCCGCGCTTTGAGCCTTCGGTTATGGCTGAAATCCGGTACACCGCCCCGCCGCGGGTCATGTCGAACTCATCAGGGCCGATGTTGTGTTTGCCATTGAAGAAGGCAAAGCGGATCCCCTTCATATGCCCCTCTGACAGGTAGCGTTTAAAGCCGGGAACCTGGCTGCACATGGCGCGCAGCATCTCGCGCAGATCCTCAACGTGAAACTGGTGCTCGCGCCCGAACTTTTTCGCCATACGGCCTTCAAGAATCAGTGTTTTCAGCATTCATCAACTCCCTGTGCCGGACCACACGAACTGTGCGATCGCGGTAATACTTGCCGTAAGGCACCCGGGCAGACAGGCTGCCGAAATTATGGTGCAGCATGATATTGTCCTGGTGCTCGTGGTAACCGAGGTAAACAGCCGCATGGTTGGTTACCTGCGCCTGTACGCGCATCATGATCATATCGCCGGGACGCATATCAGACGGGTCCACCTGGACAAAGCCTTCTGCCTCCCAGTTATCGTCGTAGCGGTTTTCGCCCTGCTCCCACCATTCGTACGGTACCGAGTAATCACCCAGGGTAATACCGTGCTCACGCTGGTACCACTCCCGGATCAGTGCCCAGCAGTCGGCAAAGCCCAGCACCCAGCGCCGCCCGGCATAGTCCCGGTCCTCACGGGGTGCCAGAGTGCAGAAGTCCCCGTCCGGCCAGCTCATGATGCCCCATTCCACCCCGGACCAGTCGCACTGCACCCTGTCCATTTCGGAGGGCACAAGCTGCACCACATCAGGATGCGAGTGGATAATCATAATGATTTCTCCCTGCTCCGATGCTGCCAGCTTATCCTCCGGTGAGATCGTGAAGGCCTCGGCGGGTGTTTCTGAGATATTGCGGCACGGGATAAACTGCTGCGCCCGCCCGACCTGCACCACCACGCCGCAGGCCTCGTTCGGATATTCCGCTGAGACGTGGGCGCGGATCGCATCCATCAGTTTTTTTCGCATGGTTATTTACCCTGAAGGTTTGCCGCCGGGAAACCGCCAAACGGCAGCGGGTTACCCGTCCCGAACCGCGCTTCGCAGTCCGGCATCAGACCACCGCACATATCCAGCGCCGGGTTATCCGTGGGGGTGCCGTCCTTAAGAAAATAGCGGTTCCCGTTGTAGTCGCATCCGGTACCGGTGCGGTACCAGCCGCGCGTGCACCAGGTGCAGACGGGCGTGATCTGCCGGGTGGGTAGCTGCAGGTTCTGAATGTCGAACGGTGAGCACAGCTCAAAGTCGACCTGTACCCGGGTTTCTGCAGTTTTGGCATTGACGTAAAAAAGCTGCACGCGCTCGTCGGCCGGGCTGGCGTTCGGGTTGCCCGCGGTCCAGTTGGCTGCGTCCAGGTATTTCGCCAGCGTGGTGTGGATCTTCACCTTCGCCCTCGCCAGGTCGTCGAACTCAAGGCACAGCGCCGTCACGTAGTTGCCGACGTTCGACACGGAAAGCGTGGGGGTGGGCTGCGCCCCGGTGCTGGAGAGCTCCAGGCCTTTCAGTTCGTACGGGTAAGGATCGTACTGCTGACCCTGCCAGATAATGGCGGGCAGGTTGTCGGCGGCGAAGGCGGCCCAGCCTGTCGAAGCAATATTGTGGGCATGGAAGCGCAGTATCGTATCCATACCAAATTCGGTGCCGTCGATTTCAATCAGCTGGACAAGCTGGCCCGGTTCCAGCTGCTGTATATCCTGCGTGAAACTCATATTCACCCCATAAAAAAACCGCCCGGAGGCGGTTGGTTAAGCTGGATTTAAATATATTCAGGGAGCAAAGGCCTGCTCGAACGTGAACGCCACTGTCGCTTTTTTTCCAGCGGGGAACGAAACACTGAATGAATCAGCTTTCATCCGGTAGAGTTTCTTTTCTCCCCACGGGTTCGTCCACCAGAACGATTTGGTGATGTGCGACATAAGGAACGCGCGCAGTGCAGCGGCCTCGCTTCGTGTTCCCGTCCAGTCAAGATCCCAGGCTTCGGACCTGTCATTGATCCCCATGCCGGCGATCTGTTTATACCCGTCGCCAAACTGGGCCTGAAGCGTGCGGGCACTTTCAGTTCCCCGGGCTGTTTTACGGGTACGCCAGCTGAATGTGTCTGTCATTGCTACCTCCTTGGGTAAAGTACACCACCCGGCCCCATTTCCTTTTTGAGCCGGTCAGTAATGGTCTGCTGGACAATGCCCTGAAGCTGCCGTGCCGTTCCGATGGTATCCGCCTGGCTGGTCTCCCCTCCACCGCCCTGCTGACTGACACTGACCGGCGCATAGACACTGATCCCCCTCAGGGAAGAAGCGGGCATACTGCCGCCGCCCACCAGTCCGCCGGATGCGTAACCGCGCATCATGCTGTACAGATTGCCTACTCCGATCCGGCTGGTCGCCTCTTTGGTAAAAACGAACTCCCCGCGGTGTACCACCCCGGCAGGTTCATATTTACCGCCCGACCCGGTGTAGCCGCCCCCGGCGAATCCGATTGCCGAACTTACAGCGCCCACAACCCCCACCCCCGCCTGTTTAAGGGCGATCTGCGCCAGCATCGAAAGGGTTGAGCGGGTAAAGTCACTCCACTTTGCTTTTCCGGTGGTAAGCATGTCGGCAAGGTTTTGCGTCATGCCGTCAAAGGTGCTGGCCGCGACATTTTTCATCTGTCCGTACGCGTCTCCGGCTGAATCGGCGTAATCAGCCCAGGCGGATTTCCCACCAGACAGCCAGTCACCGCGTATTTTATCCTGCTGCTGGTAATACCCCTGAAGCGCCTGTAGCTCTTTCTGATAACCCTGATCTTTTTCAGACCCGCCGCCGTTTTTCCACCCCTGAAGTAACTGAGCCTCTTCATTGCGCCGCTGTGCCGCACGACTGCTCATTCCGGCACTTTCCGCCAGCGCCCGCGTTTTCTCACCCATCTGGGTTTCATACTTCTGCGACGTGTCCAGCAGACGGTTCAGGCGCTCCTGCGTAGCGATCTGGTCACCCAGTTTTGCATTGATCTCTGCCTGCGCGAGCACCCTATCCTTGCTGGCGAGCAGGGATTTTTCATCTTCAGTCAGCGACCGGGTTTTCGCAGCCTGCTCAAGTACGGTAAATCTGGCCTGCTCTTTCCACAGCTGCTGGCGCTGCTGGCTAATCGTATCGTTGATATCACTGTGCTGGCGCAACACCTCCAGTTGTGTCTGCAGCTCCAGTGTTTGAATACTGGTGCTGTCAGTGAGCTTCGCGCCACCCGTCGTCCTGATTTTTGTTGGTTTTTTCAGCGAATCATCGTATTCCTTTTTGGCCGCCGCCAGGTTGATGTTGTAGTCTGCCTGGAGGATCCGCCCTTCTTTCAGCGCCTTGTTAAGCTCACTCTGACGGGCCGTGTATTTTTCCAGGGCTGTTTGGGTTTTGGCATAGTTTGCCTGTGCCTGCGCGGCATACTTCTGACGATCAGATTCCGCTGCTGCTTCGCGGGAGGTATTCTCCTTGTTCGCTTTAGCAATCCCCGCCTGCTGCTGCGCCATATCAAGTGCCAGGCGGGCAGTTTCCCGGTCATTCCAGAACCGGGCGCGGGCCTCATCATTTACATAATGATCGCCCTTTCGCAGGTTCCAGATCTCATCAGCTTTTTTGAAAGCGGCTTCTGCTTTGGCCACCATCAACTGGGCGGTATCGGGCCGACCGACATCAAGCGCTGCATCCCACATCGATTTGAAGGTACGCTTCAGTGCGTCAGCAGCTGACTCAATCGACCCCATGTTTTCCCGGATGGATTTCGTTTGATCGTTAAATCCGGCGGTTGCAGCATCGTTCGCCGCCTTAAGGGCCCCGGCTTCATCACCTGCACGCTGCAGCTGGGCTACATGTGCAATCTGCTCCGCAGTGACGTTGTGAAATTGCTGAGCCATCGCAATGAGCCCCGATGTCGGGTCCGTTGCCAGCTTGCCATACGCAGCGGCAACCTTGTCGACTGGAACGCCCGATGCTTCGGTGAAGCGGGCAACGGCCTGGCTCATGTCGTCAAAACTGGCACCCGCACGTACACCAGCGTTGATCAGTTCTGTCAGTGCTTTGGTGGTCTGATTAAACGTCAGTCCGGCGGACTGACCGTTTCGTGCAAGCACCAGCACGCGATCGGCTGTCAGCCCCGCAGTGTTACCGGAGAGGACCAGCGTTTTATTAAAATCAGACAATGTGGACGAGCCGGCGTACCACGTGTAGAGCAGCGCCCCCACAGCGGTCGACAGCGCCCCGACACCGATCATAAGCGGCGAGATGGTACCCAGTAGCGCGCGAAATGTTGGAATAATTCCGCCAAAGGAGTCCTTAACCTGTCCGCCTTGCTGGAGCAGGATCAGCCAGGGGCTCTGTCCACCCGCCAGCTGCGTGGCAATATCTGTAAACTGCGCCGGGAGCATGCGCATCGCCGCGTTATACTGACCGACAGAGATACCAGCCTTGCGGGCTGCGCTCTCCTGCCGGCTGAATGATTGCTGAATCCTCAGAGCAGAATCGTTCGCTGCGTCTCCCGTCTGCTTAAATTCTTTTTTGACGTAGCTGATTTGCTCGTTAAATTTCGTCGAGTTAACGTCAAGATTAACAACCAGATCACCTACTGCCGTCTGGGCCATAACGCACGCCTCCTGATATACCTGCAGCCTTCGCCATCAGCGCATCGTCGTCCTGCTCTGCTACTTCAACGGGCTCAGATGCAGGCGAAAGAATGCTGAAGCTGTCAGGCGTCAGCTCCGGATCGGCAAAAAACAGGGTTGAAATGGTATAGAGCAGGCCGGAGAAGTGGGCATCCAGCTGCGCATCATGAAAGAAGTTATCCCGGTAGAATAATTTCCAGTCGCCGTATTCCGTTGAGGACATGCCAGCAAGCATGGCGCGCCAGTCAGGGCGACCGAACTCGCGTGCCAGTTTCAGCACAAACGTCAGCTCACTGGCGAGGGCTTTTCCGCCGTAACAGGTTCCGCAGGTTCGCTGATTTCACCCTGCTGATCCTCAGACTGCGGTTCAATCATGCCGGAGAGGAGTTTCACCTTATAATCCGCTTCAGCAATAAGCTCTGTCGGCCAGGTCTGCAGGACTTCATCCTGAATTTTTGACACTTCCGCTGACGCACCCTCAGGGAAGGTGCCTTTCAGCGCATGACCATGCCAGAGCGACAGCGCCACAAGGTATGCACCGTTTTTCACGGTGAGGGTGATAGCGGCCTGGAAATCACCTTCTTCAACCGCTTCCAGCTTTTTCAGGTATTCAAGGTGTTCAATACGCTGCAGCGCCGACAGCTGGTACAGCGTCACGCTGCTGCCGTTACGCTCGAGCAGTTCAGTTTTAAGAAACATATTTACTCCGGAGTACGGGGCTCACGCCCCGGGATTCAGGACACAGTCACCTTGCAGATCGCCACAAAGTTACCGTTATTGGTCATGACAATAATTTCAACGGTGCCCGCCCCCACGCCGGTGACAGTCAGCGTTGAGCCACTGACCGTCACTGTTGCTTTCGACGGGTCGGAGGTCGCCACGCGGAAGGAGGCGTCAGAAGCGCTGGATGGCAGGACCGACACCACCAGCTGCGTGGTCGCACCGACAGCAACCGCGGCGGTGGATTTATCCAGGCTGATCCCGGTCACGCCAATCACCGGTGTGCCGCTATCTTCTGCCAGAGCGGGTTTACCGTTATTAGTGATTTTTACCGTTCGGGTAATCACTTCTTTTGCTGAAACCGACTTACCCAGACTGCTTACCCAGCCTTTAAATACATCGACGGCGCCATTCGGGTATTTGATTTTGTAACCTTTCACCTCGCCGCCATCGAACCAGTTCACCAGATCCTGCTGGCCGCTTTCACCCGGCAGCCATGCCAAGGTAAAACTGGTATCGCCGGCGGATTTTTGCCCCTGCATGGTGGAGGTCCAGTCGGCGTTGTCATCATCGATGTAGGTGTCATCTTCTGACTCGGCGGTGAGCTCACCCGGCTGCAGATCTTTAATCTTTGCCAGCCGCAGCCAGCCAGCATCCGAAACCGGGCTGGCATAGGGATCACCGCTGCCGGTATAAATCCAGAGCGTGGTACCGGCACCTTTCGTCGGTGCCATCGGGTTAGGTGTTGGCATAGTTACCTCACATTACATATGAAATTGAGTATTTAAGGTCGGCTGATCCCCAAGTCGCCATTTCGTCATCGCGCTGATAGTCATAGCCCTGGGCAGACATGGTTTCGATTAAGGGGGTGAGGCCGGGTAGTTCGCTGAGTTGGGGGTAGATTTTGCTTTCCATCCAGGTATCGAGAGCGGTATCCGTTTCGCTCGCTTTCAGAAACACCTCGATATGAAGCGTGGCCCGCCAGATATCTTCGTCAATGGATTCCTCTGTGGACTGGGCGTCGGTGATATAAACTGCCACAGCAGGGAGATCTTCGGCCTCGAGCACAGCAGGACGGCCATCAGAAAACGTTACAGGGTCAGTAATGCCTGCTTTCAGGACATCGAGAACCGCCTGGCGGATCAGGGGATGTTTCATTTGGTCAGAATTATCCTCAGTTGGTTGCGTAAAGCTGCCGAAAGCTCTTTCGGAAGATCCGTTGTCGTCAGACGGGTACTTTCTTTCTTGAATGCCTCGGTCAGTGGCGCTGCCAGAGGGATGCTCACCACCTCGAGCGGATAGCGGCTTTTGGTGGTCCGCCGCAACACGTGCCAGCGCCCGTTTTTAAGTTGCTGGATGAATCCGCCCGGGAAGCGAAACCGTCCGATGACAAGAACACTTCGGACGCCAGCCGTATCACGCTTACGCCTGGAAAGCCGCACGCTCGCCACACCCAGTTTTATCGCTGGCAGGTTGCCGCGGTTCACCCGGATAGTCGCCTGCGGTTTGCGTACCGTGGCTTTCTTCAGCCGGGCACGTTGATTGACCAGCTTCCGCTGCACCCGGGTGTCTTTCGCAACCTGCCGGGTACTGCGGGATATGGCTCTGGTAGCAACGCGGTTCACAGCCTGAGAAGATGCCCGCTGCACGGCGGTTTTGCTGATGCTGTCCAGGTTAGCGATCGCCTGTTCGAGCCCTTTAATGGACATAAAGCCTCCATCACTCAATCCAGATCTGTGGCTTACCGTTGAAAAGCTGCTTACGGGTAACGGTGTAGTCCTGGCCCCTCCAGTGGATGGTATCGCCTTTGCGCGGGGACACTGTAAGGGAGAACACCACCAGTGACAGGCCATCCCCCACCAGCGGCCCCATTTCTGCGACAAACTGGCTTTCAACTGCATCAAAACTGACACCGTTGATGGTGACCTTATCTGCCATCAGATTGACGGTGGCCGCGTCCATACGGGCCACCATCGCGTCGAAGGGGTTAGCCATTCAGCCTTACCAGTACGAAAGTGGCGTTAGCCCCTGCGGCCTGCCAGGCTTTTCCGGCCACCGTCGCCCCGGTAGCATCCAGCTGAATCTTCCCGCTTTTGAAGTACACGGTTTTGCCCTGGGCAATATCATCAGCCGCCAGTTTCGGCAACTGGACGACGCCAGTAGTGAGCCCTGTGCCGGTTTCGCCGACGGCGATATCAGCGATAGCGATCGCCAGCACATCACCCACGGCGACGGGCGTGCCACTGGCAATTACCGCCGAACCCGGGTTGGTTAAATCAATGGTGTGACCATCCTGTACGTAATTCTTCATGATCTCTCCGTATGGCCCTCACGGGGCCATATTGCAGGTATAAAAAAAGCCCTGTCGGGCCGTTTCAGTGTCGGGGGGGGGTTACTTGCCGGATGATTTTGCCAGCCCGCGATAATCCAGCGGCGCCACGCCAGCATCAATGCGGACTTTCGTCGCGACGCCGTCAGTGGTGAAGCCTTCCTGCTGATCAATGTACGGGGCATCAATGCCATTGAGATACGCCACTTCGATGGTATCGGTGCCCTGCGCGGCAGCCAGATACCAGGCCGCCGGGTCGGCAAAATCAAGACGAGGTTCTGAAATCACCTCAGCAAAGTTCTGAATAGGGTTATTGATACCAGCATTGATGTCGGCACCTTTTACGCTGGCTGACTTAATGGTCTGGTTGGCCAGTGTTTCCAGACCCACCGGGACAAGCATAAAGGCCGGGCGAATGTTGAGGGCACGCTCACCTTCTTTCTGCTTGCGCATGTTCTGGCGGGCCTTATCAATGCTGTCAACGCTGATGGCACCAGTTGAAAGGTTGGCATGGTCAGCATGGAAGAGCGGCTTACCATCTGACAGTGTCTCGTTACCGGTCAGCACCGCGTAGACCAGGTCGCCAATTGTGGCTTTTGCAGCGCGGCCCATCTTCATCGGAACGTCAGTCAGTTGGTTCAGGTCATCGTTAATGATGGCCTGGCGGGTGATGGAGAAGATCTCACCGTAAGTAGCCAGCGCGATGGTTTCGCCCTTATCCTGCGTGGTGATGTACTTATATTCAGCCCCCTCACGAACCTGACGCAGGGACGGGAAGCCGCCCATGCCGACGCGATGCGCCGTTTTAAAGTCGGACAGCTGGCCTTTTTTTGTCCAGAGCTCGAAGGTCTCAGCCGCTTCATCCCAGCCCTGCAACAGCGCCTTGTTGGCGACATCGAGCAGGATATTGCCAAAATCAGAGGAGCTGTGGGTCAGCGCAAAACCAACCATCTGCATTGGGTTGTAGCTGGAGACACCGAACCCGCGCTCAGTCAGGGACATACGGGCGTATTCGCGCAGCGTCATACCGTTATAGACGTTATCACGTTCCAGATTTTCATAGCCGGCACGCGCCATCAGCGCCTGACGGATCCCGTCGCCGACAAAGTTACCGTTCCCGGCATAGACATGGGACTGTCCCTGCGTTGTGGTGTTGGACGGCGTGGCATTTTTACCGAGCTCTGCCAGCAGAACATCTTTAGCCTGGCTGACCGAACACTCTGGATCAGCAATGCATTTAGCCTGCAGCTCCTGATGCTTGCCGCCGAACATGGCGAAGAGGTCCTGAATACCGTTCACGCGTGCCTTTTGCTCTGCAATAACCTGCGCACGGATATCTGTTTCGCTGGCACCTGCCGCCGGGGCGGGCTGGGTGGCAACTGGCTGCTGTGTTTCGCGCGTAGCGGTATTACGCGGCGGGGTGACCATGTTGCGAATGCTGTTTGGCATCTTTTCAAATTCCTCAATACGTTTCGAATGGATGCAGGCCATTGCCTGCAGGGATGGGGTGACCTGGTCAGCGAAGCCCAGCTCCAGACATTCCGTGCCGGAGAGCCAGGTCTCATCCTCCAGCATTGCCGCAATTTCTTCGGGGCTTTTGCCCGTCTTCTGTGCGTAAGCCGGGATCAGCACCGACTCCACTTTGTCGAGCAGGTCGGCGTAGTCGCGCATGTCATCAGCATCTCCACCCGCAAAACCCCACGGCTTATGGATCATCATCATGGTGTTTTCCGGCATGATCACCGGATCCCCTACCATAGCGATCACTGATGCCATAGAAGCGGCCAGGCCGTCGATATAAACGGTGATCGCCGCGCCATGGAATTTCAGGGCATTAAAAATGGCGATACCGTCAAAGACATCGCCACCCGGGGAGTTGATATGCAGTTTGATGTGAGTGACGTCGCCCAGCGCCTTAAGGTTTGCGACGAATTGCTTCGCCGTTACTCCCCAGTAGCCGATCTCGTCGTAGATGTAAATTTCGGCTTCATTTTCCGAACTGGCCTGCATACGGAACCAGCTATTTTTTACCTGGGCTTTCGGGCGGTTCTTTACCCGGTTTTTTTTCCTGGACACTGGTGTCTCCTTTGTCATTTGCCGGGTCGGTATCAAACACCAGCCCCTGTTTACGGTTTTCGTCAACCTCCGCCTTACGGCGGCGCTTAACATCATCAGGATTTGCGCCGCGGGCGCGCACCCATTCACTTTCGGTAGCAGCACCACCCCGGAGCAGAATTTTCCAGGCGTTCGCCTCTTTAACCGGATCAATCCATGGCATCACAGGACCGGAGAAGACAGCACTGTAAAGCGTGGACTTGTCCACGGTGGGCGGTACCTCAATCTCACCAGAGACAATCGCCATCTTTAGCCATGTCCGGTACATCGGTCGGGTGATCGCCGCGATGAATGCGTCCTGGAGAATGAAATACCCCTCGGTTGACTCCACAAGCTCCTGACGCTGCGCGCTGTATGTCCCGTCGTAATTACGCGCGATACTGGAAAAGCTCCCGCGCGACCCGGCGGCCACAGCACGGAGCTGGCCGTTGCGGAAAGTTTCGAGGTTGGGGTTTGGTCGGTCCGATTTGATCATCCCGATATCTTCACCGGGACGGAGATCGTCAAACAGCATGCCGGGTTCAATGTTCAGTTCCCGGGCACCCTGCGCGCTGTCTTCCGGATACGACTGACCATCACCTTTCTTGATGAACATGCCCAGTGCCGCAGCAATGCGGGCAGCGGTCAGTTCGGCGTCCTCGTACTCCTTCAGCGCTGAAAGACGCATCAGTACCCCGGCAAGCAGCGAGTTACCTCTGATTTGATGCAGGCGGCGCATAAACTTCAGGTGAAGCATGTTCTCTGCCTGAATATCCTTGGTATCTCCCTGGCGCATGCCTTCCGCCGGCAGGTTTTTGTAGACCATGTATCGTGTCGGGCGGCCCCAGTCATTCAGGTAAATGCCCTGGCACAACTTCTGACCCGTCTCCGTCTTCTCCATCGGCACAAAGTCAGGTTCCAGCGCTTCAATCCAGAAAGGAATGTCTGCCACAGGCGACAGACCATTCCCCGTGCCACTGACCAGCTGCGCGAACACCTCGCCGTCACGTAACCAGGTCCGGCACATCAGGCGCTCAAGCACAGGCCGGGTAAACTGTCCGGTAACATCAGGAGAAACGGACCACTCCGCCCATTTGGCACGGATCTGCTTGGCAACGTCAGCGGCGATCGCGCCATTTTTCATCAGGGGTTGAGGCTCAACGATGATGCCTTTCGCACCCACGATGCGCTCTTCGAGCTTATCAAGGATGCCGATCACCAGATCGTGGTTACAATCGAGCCACCGGGCCTGCTCGCGCAGTGAGCGTCCGCCAAATTGCGTCAGCTGATTCGCTGAACGGTTCTCGCGTTTTGCACGGTGCGTTCGGGTAGGAATGACAGCCTCGTATGCCTGGATCATCAGGCGCGACTTAAGGCGCTCTGCTTTCCAGCCAGGAGAAAACACGCCTATCAGATTATCCAGGGCGCTCATCGCGGGAACCTCGCCAGTTTAAAGGAGCCACCTCTGCCGGTTGCGGCAGCCAAAGCAGTTGCCTGTTTTCGTTCCCACTCCTGACGACCTTTCCGTATCTCGCTCAGGTTTTCCATGGTCATCTGCTGACCGTTAAACGTGATGGACTTGCCCTGTAGAATCGCCATTTCCGCTTCGGTATAGCGTCTGACCATGTCCTGAATATCATTGAGATTCACACCCAGCCTCCTGATGATGATGACCATGCCGATTCACGGGCTGGTTTCGTAGCCTTAGATTCTGATACTGACGGTTTTGCAACCGGCGCCGCTGCCACTGCAGGCGCGTCTGGCGATGGCTCAGCCACGAGATAACTCTCCCGGCGCGCCCATTCAGGGGCGTCAGGCCACTTAATCTTTTCGTAACCATGAAGAATGACCAGGGCATGTGCGTAAACCATAAGGTCAAACGCTTCGTTGGCCCCCTTGCCTGGCTTCGTCCATTTCCCATCAGATGATCGCTCCTCATAGGTCAGTTCGTCGTAAAACCACCCTCCCAGCCAGTCAGGAAAATGCACGTAGTTCGGCCCCGGCACATCGCGCCACAGCGCGTTGTTGATCCGGTCTTTCAGTGCGTTTGTCTGGAGAAGGTAGAGAGGGACATCGCCGGCCGCCTTCGCACGCCGGGTAGAACGCCCGGTGTTATCCGGGTAGGTTTTGGTAATTAACTTCGCCCGGGTCTGGCTATCACCTTTGAAAAGCCACACTTTGCGCTGCAGACCGTCACGGCGACAGCGCCGCCAGAACTCATAGGCGTTGTCAGTAACACCATCTTCACCGCCGGAGTCGACGGCCATTGCCAGCAGGCTCATTCGCTTTCCCGGTTTGCCATCAAGCGCCCAGGTTTTCTCCAGCACATCGGTACGCAGAAGATCCCAGTCCTCCGGGTAGCTGGCAGGGTCGATATGATAGCTTTCGCCGTCAGGCGTGGTGCGCATCGACTGCATGATGTTGTACCGGTCAACCACCCACCGTTCGCCGTGGGCACCATAGCCAACAACCTGCACCACAAATCGCCGGTTTTTACCGCCCTGAACATCGACAGTCGCCACGAGGAAGTTAACCCCAGCAGGCACGCGCCGACGTTCTACCGGTTCGGCGCGCTGCAGCAGTTCGTCACCTTTGCGTTGCTCAATGCTGGAGCGCGGGAGATACGGCAGCCCCCAGTCGGTGTTAATCACCGTCTTCAGCGTTTCTTCGCTGCCGGTCGCCTCGTACTCCTGTTCAGCGGTCAGTAGTTTGTAAACCAGTTGTGCCCATGTCTGATATGCAGCTGCCGGGCCTTCCATCCAGAACGACGCGATACGCGACCGCCGCCCGGCACCCGTTATTCTTCCGCTGCTGTCGATCTGCTGATCCTCACGCAGCCAGACCCCTCTCATATTCAGGGTACGTTTCTGGTCGGCGGTGATCACCCCGGAGCAGGAAGGGCAATGGATACAGGCCGCTTCGCTGGCTTTTACCGGATCGCTGATCTCCCGGTAACCGGTCATCGCCGTCATCTCAGGCTGGAAAAACTCACCACAATGCGGACATGGCCAGTACCAGCGGCGGCGATCGCCGCGGTTGTACAGTGAAAGAATACCGGTTGTCGGCGGGGCTTCATGCGCCGAACTCCGGCGCCACTTTGTATCGCGGATGTCCCGGCCTGGTGAGCTCTCCACCAGCGTCATGCCGGACGACATAAACGTGGTGGTACGCTTGGAGGCCAGAGAGAATGCATCACCTTCCCCGTCGATATCCTCCGGGAAGCGGTCGTAATCTGTCAGGGCGACGCACTTATAATCCGACGAGGACATGATATTGACCGACGGCCAGCCTATCTTGAGATAGTTACCTGCCCTGAAAGTCCTGTCGTAAACGTTGTTATCGTTCCTGCGGGGGCTAAGGCGGGTTGCCACTTCCGGACTGCACCGGAACGTGCGATCCAGTCGTTTCTTCGAGTGCTCGCGGGCCTTCTCTTCTGTCATCTGAATAATCAGCATGTCAGACGGGTCACAGACCACGTTATAAACCACCCAACCGTCAATCAGGCCGATCGTCTTCCCCGTTCGCGCCGGGCCGACAAACACCACTGCGTCATACTCGCGCGACGCCAGGCAGTTCATTGGCTCGAGTACATACGGCGCCAGATTCGGATCCCAGGGCACGGAGTTACCGGCACCCATTGGTACGCGCATAAATTTACTGACTGCATCGGCCACCAGCATGCGGCGTGGGGCACGAAGTATTCCAGGGACATCCTTTCGAATCCCCCGGGCAGATGCCCGCTTCGCCATCAGTCCTCCTCTGACTCTTCCTCCTCCGGTTCTGCGTCCAGCACGCGCTGCGCAATCTGGTCGCGAAGATCGTCAATCACACTCTGCACGCGGCTGACAGCTGAGGGGTTCAACGCGCAGTCACGCTCCAGAATGTCCGGCAACGTTTCCAGCACCTGCACCACAGCTTTTGCCATGACAGAAAATTCACGGGCTACCTCATCAGCCGGGATTAACTGGCCGGTATCCTGCTCGAATTTGAGTCGCTCGTTTTCCGCTTTCCAGTGAGCGAGCCTGTCCGAGGGCGTCATATCTTCGGCGCTGGACGCGACGACGGGTGCCATCAGCTCGGTCAGCACATCGGTGATGAGATAGAGTTTGAGTTTGTTGTTGCTGCCCAGCGCAGGCTCCAGTTGCTTAAGCCTGGCGGCAACGGTCTGGCGATGAACGCCGGTGATCCCTGCCAGCTGATTGATGTTCAGCTTCAGGGTGGAGAGTTCCTGGTCCATGATGGTGAACACTTTTTGAACGATTCGACATCATTGCTAAACCGCACTTATAAAAATCATACAGTTATGCACATGATGATGATAACCCTGGATCACGAAAACTAGCCTTTTTCCGCGTGCCCGCCGCCTCGTGGCAGGCCGCCCCTCCGGGAGGACCCGCCGGAATGAGAATATTTATCAATTGCAAACCAGGCGGTGATGGGGTGTGGTAGATATTTCGATGCGGCCAGGTCGCTAAGAACAACACATTTTCCATGCACACAGCTCAAAGACGCTCTTCTGAGACGCGTGGGATGCGCATAAAAAAGCCCCGCGAATGCGAGGCCATACCGTTAGCAGGCTTCAATCACATACCGTGAATGAAGTCATCGCTCCCTAATCTATGTGAGCCATAGTGTGCTTCGTAGCCATCCCCTGATGAAGCTGCTTTTGTTTCAGCAACATCTTTGGTGGCGTAAACACCGACTAAATGCCACGGGGATTTTCGAACAACTCCCCATCCTTTTACCCATCCCTCATTATCGAGATCAGGCTTTAATCCTTCTGCAACAAACATAGCTATCTCCTTTGGGTACCCGGAGGTCATGCTATGCAATTGAGAATGAAAAATAAATATTATTCAATCAGCTCAGCCGTGATCGTTAGCCATTTCAAATCATGGCGATCATGCGTCACAAAAATATCGGCATCACTGGCGGTAACATCGTAAGTTTTAGTGAATGGTTGGGAAGCTTTACCGGATAACGAGTCCCGGACTAATACTTTCTCATTCTGTATAACCTGGAAAGTGACTTTCGTCCCGTGAACAATGCCATCTCTGTGCTCCTCGAGATGAGCAATCGTAACTTTTAGCTTTTTCATAAATTGACTCCTGAGTTGCAGTACCACGGGCACTATGAGAATGCCTATAACATTATCCTTTTACCCCCTATAGGGCATATTTTATATTTATCCGCTACAGCCATTACGATGGCTCGGTCCATGATGATGGCAATAAAAAACCGCCCGAAGGCGGTTTAGATTAATTGCTTAGCAATTGCTCGATATTTGTTGGGATAGGGACGCCAGGCTCTACTTTAAGTTTGTTTAACCTTTCGAGGAGTGCTTGTCTCTCAGCCTCACTGGCGGACTGATAATAGGGCTTAACACGCTCTATGATTTCGTTAGCTGTTGCTGAAGAGCCAATCCCTGCGGCTCTTTCATTTTTAGTCAATGCGCTATAAATAACTTTCTCAACGGCCTGATTCATGGTCATTATCCTTAACCGATGGCGACATGCCACATCCTGTATATATGTTCACCATCGACCATTATCAAGCCACACGAAGCTCAGGACACCCTATGCTTAAAGTCCAGAGGAGAGACTGTGTCAGAGCCTCAGGGATGAGGTTCTATTTAGGGTTAGGTCGCATAGGATTAATCGTCATTGATCCACCAGCCAAAACTAAGAATCGTTCAGGTGTTTGCCAGTTCGCTTGTTAACTCAGCATTATGTGCCATAGTCAATATCCCTGCGAAGGCTCCTACCTACACCAGGGAACACCATGGAGCTGTATCATGACCCACATGAGAACACTCAACATAAGAGTCTGTTAATAGCATGTATTGCCCTCTTGCCAGAGGGCATTTTTTTACCAACATCAAGCCTACCAGCAGAATAGCTCTGTAATGGCTGCCACTTCCCGGAGTGACCACACCCATGCCCTTGAGTTGATTACTCCGGCTCGTCTCTTATAACCAGTGCATGACTGGCGACGGCTTCAAGCCTGCTTCAGCGGCCGGAGTGATAGCGCGTGTGGATATTTGAGCCATACTTACAACAGTCGCATTTTTCTTTTTGTTGGTCTAACAGAGGAGGAATGTATGCAGTTAGTAAGTGAGAAGGGTGTCGTGTCTTCCCGGGATTTAGATTTTCTTGCCAGTAGCTTTGCCCGGATGCGCTTGCACGGCCGACACCTCTGCACGGATGCAATTACCGGCAACATGGATGAAGACTGCCGGCTGTGGTTCCTTAAGCGTTATGACTTTTACGTTGAACAACTAAAAGATAAGGAACTGCAGTAGTAAGCACAGGCCGGGTGGTGACAGCTGCCCGGCATTCACTTCAAAGCAACGCTTTATACCAGGCCTGCCAGCGATACGTGTTGAGCCGCAGCTGGCGCAGGCATTGGGCGGTTTCTATATCAGCCTGTAGATCTTCGTCGCTGTTGGCACCAGCATCACTTCCCTTGCACGGCTCCTGCATCAAATCCGCTGATGGAGTTGGCAGCATCGATAGCCTGTTGCCGCAACCGGACAGACTCATCATCAAAATCACAAACGGTACGATTCGGATCCTGGACATATTTCACCACATCGCGGGTTATGGTTCGGTAGATGATCCGGCCTTCGTCGCTGGCCTTAGCGGCCTTCTGCTCAACAGGCTGAATCGCCTTCTCTGCTTTGGCGCGCTTATCGGCAGCCAGCACGTTGATGTGGTCGGCGTGGGCGTACCAGCCATTCCGGTACCGTAGCTCGCCATAGCCAATAGTTAGCAGCATGCCCACGAGAGCAATCAGCAGAACTGTTCGAAGGCTAAAGGTCATATTTGCTCTCCGCCAGGCACATCGAACGCTCCATCTCTCGCCGGTTCTGGAGGCCTTTCCACTTCATACCACCAGCGTAAACCCAGCGGCGCATCTCTTCGCACGCTCCGTCGTGATCGCCTTTATTTAGCTTGCGCAGCAACGTGGACTTCGAGAATGCATCAGAGCCAACGTTAAAAACAAAGCTGTAAAGTGCGGCGCGCTGATATTCGCCCAGCGGCACCTTAACCAGACTGTCTACCGTACGCTTGGCTGGCTGGAGGTCTTTCCATAGCAGCTGGTCACATTCGCGATCGGTATACTTTTTACCTCTCACGATATCCCGGCCCGTGTGGCCGTCGCAGACAGTCCACACCCCGGCGACGTCTTTATAAGCTTCGTGTTTCCGTCCTTCTACGCCATCTTGCCCACCGAGGAACAGCGAGGCGATCAGCATTGCACCGCCACCAGCAGCGGCAATGAGTTTGTTACGCTGGCTACTGGTCATTGGCATTTAATCATCTCCGACTTTGACTGCAGGCCCGTACTTCTCAAGCGCTTTTACCTGTGCATTGGCGACCTTGCGTTTGAAATACCAGTTAATAAGCCCTGTAACGATGATCCCGGCAATACCAGCCAGTACGCCGATGGCGCTCCATTCGTCAGGGCTCAGTTTTGTGAGGACGCCGTTCAGGATGGTTCCTCCTGAGGTGCCGAGGGCGACTCCGGTGACAAGTTTGCTCAT